AGCAAGCACACCCAGTTCGGTCAAGACCATACAACGTGTAGCAAAGAGAATGAATAATTCCAAATGCATTATCGTATGCGGCACAGTCCTCTTTCTTAAACCAATACAGCGGGCGCAACCGTGAACAGCCACACCTTATGTCATCAAAGCAACCTTTGTATGCCTGTGACCTTACACCGCCCTCGGCTTTTCGCACTCCTTGTACATCGAGGTCTGGGTCAGTCTCTTTTGCTATTGCGTGGGCTGTGTCTTTCTTTGCCTTTTGACAGCACGAGTCAGAAATGGGAAAATCCGGGGGATTTTCTATCATAAACTCTTTCAGATACTTTCTGCGGTTTATGTTGTTTTTGCTCCCCTCGCCCCACTCATTACACCACCAACGGAGAGCCGCTTTGCACCTTGGATATTCAGCGAGAAGAACATCAAAGGGCTTGTCTTCCCACTTAAAATTGTGGCTTTGTAGTCGGTGTATGTAATTAGAGAATTGCTTGTTGAGAAACGGATATCCATACTGTTTTACGGCGAGTGGAACGGGCATCTTGGCCCTGTGTCGTTTTATTGTTATTCCGCACTTTTTTTCTAAATCATCAAGGTGTGCTTTTGTTGCCGCAAACTCCATTCCGGTGTCAAAGTAGTGGTATTCAACACATCCAGCGGGATAGCCGAAATGCTCAATCATGTCCACCATTCTATCGCTGTCGGCTCCACCCGAAACAGAAACCATTATTTTTTTGAAGTGGCCGTCCGCAAATTTCCAATGATGCTTTATGATTTCTTCTTGGATTGTTTGTGTCGGGGCGGCTTTTGCAAAGGTCATCATGTCACACGGGTATTTTTCCGCTCGCCATTCATCAATCGAAATTTGATGTTCTTTCATTTCCTATTGCTATCGGCATGGCCTCAATTTCCATTTTGGCTATCATCATTCCGCACCACTGTCCGCTATGAAGCCCGTTTTCATCAAGTTCGCTGTATTCTTCAATGTCTTCCACAATTATTTGCTGTAGTTTGTCCGCATCAATCAGCCGCCCATGCGGCGGGACAGGGGCGAGAGGGCAAGACTCGTCACGATGTTCGATGTGGTAAAACCTATCCTCAAAAGTTTTCTGCGAGATAATGCACATCAGATTATCAGGGTCTTTCTTCGTGCAAAACTCACACTGAAAACAGCTTGTCGGCATCTCCATGCCCTTGATTAAGATGCTCATTGTTCCCTCCTGTTCCATGCTTTAACGGCTCCATTTACGCTGTTCCAGTTTCCTGTCTTGTTCCCGCAGTTAATATTTGCACATTTAACCCGATACGGAAATGATTTGTATTTTTTTCGCTTTTGCAAAAACGCAACGCTCCCGCAAAATGGGCAAGGTTTAAGTTCCATCAGCTTTCCTCCTTGAATGGTTCTTCCTCCCCCGGCCTGTCATCCATGTCAGGTTTAACAAGCATCATTTCCAGCGCCCACAGAAGATTCCAGCAGGCGGCTTGCAAGTGCGGTTCGTCCTCCCACCGAAGCCAGAACTTTACAATGTGCCGAATACCGGAATCAATCAATGAATGGATCGGAATACCCTTGTCAACGTTGTGTTCACCGTATTTCAAAGCGCCTGCTTCGCAATGCTTGGAAACTTCCATTATTGCGTTCCACGGTAACAAATCAAACCGGCCTTTCCCTGTGTGCATATCCCTTACTGCGCCGGTGTCAAATTTCGTTCGCTGCCCTGAATCTGTAATCACGATATTTTTCCATCCTTTCTTTTGATTTTTCAGCCCTAAGACAGCCGCAAGAACGTGTGTAACCATGCTTCAGGTTGTTACCAATCACAACGGTTTCTTTTCCGCAATCGCACTTGCAGCGCCATGTTAGCATGTAGGTTTCCTGGTCTGGGCTTTTATAGATTCCAGCCCTTTCCAATACGGTTAGCCTTCCGAACCGCTTTCCGGTCAAGTCAATAAGTTTTGCCATTTTAACCTCCCATTAAAAAATCAATCTGGCGGCGCTGCTCAACGATTTCTGCCATGTCAAGCTGGTGAATATGCGTCAATTCCTGAACCTGTTTCCGCAAGTCTGAAATCATCCTGTCAAGCTCTGCCGGTTTAATCTTTCCGTTGACAACATCTTTGATGTTTTCGGACAAAAGCAGATATTCAAGAAGATCAACCATCTTCCACCTCCACCGGAAAAAGCGGATCTTCAAGTTCTTTGATTTCCTTGTTCTGCTTGTGAATCCAGATTGCCATAATAACGATTATCCAAAGTTCAAGAACCGCAAAACCAACAAGGCACACAAACGCTGTTATCATTTCCTCCTCCTTTTCTTGGAAAGCTTCGGTTTCTTTCCGTAAAACTTTTCGATTTTGTATTTCCTTTCAATCATAAAATACTTGGCTTCAGGGTTTTCTTTGCAAGAATCAAGGAAAATCCGAAAGTTTTTGTAATCTTCGCAAACCGTATGACAGGCACATGAACGCCTTTCGCACTTGAAGCATGGATTTTTCATGTTTCCAACACCTTGATTCCGTAAACGGAAAGCATCAACTTCCGCTTTATCACAAACAGTTCATAAGCTGCGCCCTTCTTGTAACCCTTGCAATCCTCTACAATCAGCTTGCCGTTTTTGAAATAAACGAAGTCAGCATAATAATTTACAGACTTTTCAATGCAAGCCCCCTGTTCACCAAATTCTCCGGTTTCGTCATATTGCGAAGGAATCAGAAGATAACGCACCTGTCTTTTCAAGCCGGAAATAACGCCGCCGCGCTCAAGTAATTGCAGCTCACGAAATCGGTTTGCTTCTTTCTTGCTGTCAAACCTCTTTCCGTCTTTTATCGTTGTTACTGCGTTGAACTTGTTCATCTTTCCTCCATTCGTAGTTTTTACCGAATTCCAACCGGAACCGTTCAACCGTCCAGCCATAATGCGCCATTACATTTCCCTGCATCCAAATCTTCAGTTCCATGTCTATTGAAGCGTCCTTCTGGTGGAGCTGCCGGTGGCACACATCACAAATCTGAACCCATGCGCCAAGTTCCTTTGACTTTTCACGGAAGGCCCCATGATAGACTTCATGTCTTTGCAGGGGCCTGTCCGTTCTGCCGCAGTATTGGCAAGATCCGTTGCCTGGAACAATCTGTGGCCCATAATTACCCATCGTTCACCACTTTCATTACCCAAGGGAACGTTTTCTTTCCGGTTTCCTCGCACTTCTTCAATGCGGTAAAAACTCTATCTGCCCCTTTCTTTTCAACGCTTGCTTTAATAAAGTCAATATGCCTTGCGTCCGGTTCAATGTTGTCAAGGTAAAATGACATTACTTCGGCAAGCTTTTCGTCAGATAGAAAGAAAGAATTATTATCTTCTTGGTTAGGTACGGTTAGGTTAGGTACGGTAGCGATAGGAATTCCATTGGAATTCTGCTGGATTTCCGTTGGATTTCCGTTGGATTTCCGCTTGCGGTCTGCTTCTCTCTTATCCATAAGTTTCCCTGCGTAATCGTACCAATCATGGATTCTGAAAGAACCGTTTTGCAGCTCAAGGTAACCGCTTTCAACAAGGGCATTTATTACGGCAGATCCTTTTTTGCCGGAATAATCAAGGGCAGAAGCAATTTCTTCTGCGTTAAGTCCTGGCAACGTTCCGTCCTTTTTTGCCGAATCAAGCCCCCAGCTGAACAGATCGTGTAAAAGGCCAACTGCGTACCTTCGTTCTACTTTTAGAAGGCTTGCAAGCTTTAGCGTTTTTGGATGCCGCGCAAGCGTTTGATGCGCTTCAAACCAAGCCATATCATCCCTTCTTTGCTTCTCCAAAATATATGCCGTCTGAAACGATTTCCCATGACTTTCTGGCGTTGCCGTCCTTATCTTCCCAATCACGGCTTTGAAGCCTGCCGGAAACAACCGCCATTTGGCCTTTGCGGAAATACTTGCTGACAAATTCAGCGCCACCGGCCCAGGCTACAACATCAATAAAGTCGGTAAGGCGTTCGCCGTTTACTTCCCTGTCACGGTCAACAGCAAGCGTGAAGTTCGCAACGGAATTCCCTGCCTGCGTTTTCCGCATTCCCGGATCTCTGACAAGCCTTCCTTGAACAACGATTTTATTCAGCATCTTCGTCCCCCCCAAGAACAGCGGAAAAGACTTCTTCTGCGTAGTATTCAGGCATCTTTTCCATAAGCTTCAGCAGAACTTCAAGCGTGAACTTCATTTCTGTAATGTCAAGGCAATCAAGGCTTGCCAAAACGTAATTGATTATTTTCTTTGCGTATTTCATTTACTTCTCCTTTTTCTGGCATTCCATACAAAGCGGCCTACCGTATTTACTTAAACTGAATTTGTGTACCTTGTCAGGCAACCTTGCGCCGCAAACAGCGCAATATGGAAAATCCTCTTTTTTGATGCGTGTCAGATCCGGTTCGGTTTCTTCATTTCGATTTGTAAAATCCGAATCCTTGTTATCATCTATGCAGAAAAGTCCGTTAAGAGCATATTTCCTTGCATACGATGAAGCTGCGCCTGTCACCTGGCTTGCGTCCATGCCTTTCTTGGATTCTTCTTCCCTTGCGTAAGCATGAACAGAAATGTGTTCGTTATTGAGGTCAATCAGTTCAGCGGTTGCATGGACATATACCCTGCCGCCTGTTTCTTCCATTTCATCCGAAAGAAGAAGAACCAGGCCATTCGCTTTCAGAAGCGGTTTAACGGCTTCAAGAATGCTTTCAGCAGATCGGAAGTGATATTTGCCGAAATCGTTGAACTGGTCTTTGGGGGCTTTTAACGCCTGCTGAACGGCAGACAGCTTTTCATATATCACTTGAATTCCTCCTAAACACTAAACGTTGAACGCCGGACATAAGGATTACTGCGCCGGTGTCTGCATTAAATCTGCGGCTTGCGTTTTGAAATTCGCCGGTTTCCATGCGGCGCTTCGCTTCTTTAGGATTCCAGCCGCATGTTGCACAATTCATTTCGCAACACACATCTGGATAATGCCTTTTGTTGTCCTTGATATAGCCGCAGACGGCATGAAGCTTGGCTTTCTTTTGAATGTTATTCACTCTTTACCTCCAAGGGGCAGAACCTACCAACCGTGAACCTTGTATCAAGAATGTATTCGCCTGTTCGCCTGCATTGGTTTCTTGCGTATGTTTCCAATAAAGGGCAGAACTGACAAGCAATGTGTTCCGGTTCAAAGTAGATAGAAACCGCCATTTCAACATAATCTGTAATTCCGTTAGTCATCTTCTTCACCTTCGTCTTGCATCCAAGGTGGATAGCCTGTCCTTTCTATGCAGGCAATAATTGGATCATCAGAAATAAGAATCATATGCACCTCCAAACAATGAAAACGTTCATGGCAGATAGTATCTGGAATACGTTGTGCTTCTTCCGTAGCGGTTTACTTCCTTCTCGTCAATAGAACAAATATCGAACTTGTAGATGTTCTTCAGTTTCCAGATAACCGCCGCAATTCTTGTAACGCCGTATTCTTCACGCGCAATCTTGTCTGTGATGGAACCACGGAAGAAAAGGTGGTGCAAAATGATTCTTGTCTGCTCCCATTCTTCATGCGAATTCAAAAACGCCATGACTTCTGTTGCCTGGTGGTAACCGTAAATCATTTGTTCAACCTCGCTTTCATAATTTCACCCATGAACATGAATCCCAGAACAACAAGCGTTATCAAGGATAGGAATTCGTTGTTCAGCAGAAACATTGTCGAAATTAAAATGTACTTCATTTTTTATCCCTCACCTAAAAACCTTAAAAATCCTTTCCTGTTTACTTTTACCCTGCTGCACAGAACCACAACCGGAAACCCAAGCTTTGACGGATCTTCTTGTGCCTGCCGCCGAATCAAGTTCGGATCGCATTCAAGAACCGGCGCAACATCCGATGCGGTCAACCATGTCTGTTCGCTTTCTTTTATTTCTTCGATTGTCACTTTCTTCCCCTTTAAGCAGCTTTGTCGCACTCTTTTTTCTGAATTGAGATAAAGAAAAATTGTTTGAATTGTCTTGGCTGTTATAACCATTTTGCGGATTTCTTGAATCAAGCAAAGTCATAAAATGCCGTTCCATCAAAAAAGCATCATAAGCTGCATAAGCATTGAACAAGATATAATAGGAGTATTCCCCACCATATCGGTTGTAATCGTCTTGCATTTGCTTTATAGGATGGTTATTTGCTTTCAATAGACGCAAATGCTCTTTTATACGCCGTTCAACATCTTTTGTGCAACCAACGTAAACCTTACCTGTTAATTCATGCCTGATTGCATATACAAATGCCTTAAACCCTTTTCCACAATCTGTCATTTTTCACCTTCTAACTTGATAATGGTTTCAACCGGAATAGAAAGAATTGCTGATAGTTTTCCTACAAGAACAATGTCCATTCTCTGCTGTCGCTTTCCTGATTCAATCAGCGAATAATAGCTTTCGGTAAGGTCAAGCTTTTTGGCCATTTCAGCCATTGTCATCCCCTTTTCGTTTCGCTTTGCTTTTAGCCAATCGCGCATTTTAGCACCACCTCCCTCTTGACTTTTCCTGTGATAAAGTTTTTTGAGAAAGACTTTTCCTAAAGTCAACCTCTAATGCTAATATACACCGACTTTTCTGAAAGTCAAGTAATATTACAAAGAAATACATAAAAACTTTTCTTGTAGTCAAGTTCACATATTTTTGTAAACTTCTTGACATTTAGTAAAGAATTGATATAATCTTTACGGGAGGTGAAGTACCATGAATATAAAAAATCTGCGTAAACGCAAAGGTTTAACGCAGAAACAGCTTGCAGAAATGTGTGATTTGTCCGAAAGCATGATTAGCAACCTGGAGAGCGGAAAGAAGTTACCTTCATTTGAAACATTACTAAAGCTTGCAGAAGCACTTGAATGTTCAACATCTGATATAATTGACAATAAAAAAATACCCATCACGGAAGGTGATGGGCAAAATCTTCTTGATTTGTCGCAGCTCAATGAAGAACAAAGAAAGCTTATTGAAGATGTTCTTCGGCTGAATCCGCAACAACGGTCTGCTGTGTTATCTGTAACAGAATCTTTCTTATCAAACAAGTAAGTTCAGGATGTTCGGCAATAATTCTAATCAATCTTTCTGTATCGTTCATAATCTCATCTCCGCAACAGATAATTCCGCACGTTTATTTCTCTTGTCAGGATAAGTTCATTATAACCGAATTTTTTAAGATTGCAAGTATTTTTTTACCGGACAGGGCCGACCATACGAGCCGCCAAGCTGTGACCAGCCCTGCCCTTCCTTGGATGGTTAAATTATAAGCCAAATTTCATGTACTACTCAAGTTCTACTTTTAGAAAAGAAGGTGCTTTGTTTGGACGAAAAACCATCCAACTTTGATATGTTGGGAGAATCAGAAATGGAAATGAAACCGTCATGGGAACTTATTAAGAAACTAAAAGAAGCTAAAAAAGATAAAGAAATTACTTTTCCAAGATTGATTGAACGCCTGGAAAAGAACGGAACGCCGATTTCGATGACAACGCTGCGGCGCGTCTTTGCTGATAATTCTGAACAGAATGACAGCTTCAGCTATGAAAACACTTTAATGCCTTTGGCCGAAGTTCTTCTTGCATATGATGATGTTCCAACGCCGGAAAACAATGTCTATACCAAGGAAATTGACGGTCTGAAAGCCGTTTTACATACCCAGAATGAAGAAATCGTGAAGCTGCATGAAATCCAAAACCATCTTGAAAACCGCATAGCTTTTCTTTTGGAGCAGATCGAAAAGAAAGATAAACGCATGGATGAAAAAGACGTTTTGATAAACAAATTGCTTGAAAAAGTTTTATAAGGAGGAAATAACAATGGCATTATTCGGTGGCGAAAGCAAAGAAGAAAAGAAGGCAAGAAAGGCTGAAGCATTGCTTCAGAAATTCGGCCTGCAAGAACTGTCAGATCCACGCGATTTGGAAAGCGTAAAAAGCATTTCGCAAAACCTCATGGGAAACGGTCTAATTGAACTTGGAACCGCTTTGCAAGGAAATGGAGCGGATGCCGCAAAAATGACTTATCTTCACGCGCTAACGGAACAGAACTGGATTATCATTCGGCAGCTCGACAAACTAAACAAGGCGCTCGAAAAATGATTTGCCGGTTCTGTCATAAAGAAGCGCCGGACGCGCCGTTTTGTTGCTGGTGCGGCAGATCGCAAGAACAAAAGAAGCACAGGCGCGGAAATGGTCAAGGAACAGCATTTAAGCGCGGAAACACATGGACAGCCGTTCGGCCAGGTTACCAGTTCACAGACGAAGAAGGCTTGCACCGGAAACGGCAATGGAAAGGCGGTTTTGCGACAAAAAAAGATGCCCTTGAATGGGCATCAACGAATTCGGAACAGCTGGATCACAGCCAGAAGGTTATTGACTTGTGGCAGCTCTACAAGGACAATGATTTGCAGAAGCTTTCTTCAAATCGGCAGACAGCCTACCAGATTGCGCGTAAACGATTGGAGCCTATCATGGGCATGGAAATACATCAAATTACCTTTGAAACGCTCCAAGGGCTTGTGAATGCGTCTGGCAGCTATTATAAAGCAAGGGACATGAAAACTGTGTTGTCCAAGCTTTACAAGAAGGCAATGGCTTCAAACAAAACGCTGGTGAACAAGAACCTTGCCGAATTCCTTGTCCTTCCGCAGCTGGAAGAATCTGAAGCACAACCTTTCACACAGGAAGAAGTAAGCGCCTTTTGGAACCTTTACGAAAAGAACGATTATTTTGTGCCGTTCATTCTCCTGTTGTGCTACACCGGAATGATGCCGGTTGAACTTCTGGCCTGCAAGAAAGATATGGTGGATCTGGACAAGTGCGAAATCTTCGGTTGCGGAGCAAAAACAAAAAGCCGCAAGAAATCAGCAATTGTTTTTCCTGAAATCTTGCGGCCTGTTGTAGAAGGTTTATTAAATTCTAACGGTGACAAGCTTCTGCACATGAACAAGGATAACTTTTACAAAGAATATTATGCTTGTCTTGAACGTGCCGGTGTCCGTAAATTGCCGCCGTATTCCTGTCGGCATACCTTCGGAACCGAAGCGGTAAAGCTAAACGTTCACCCTGCTATTATTCAAAAAATGTTGCGCCACAGCAACCAAAAGACGCAGGAGCGGTACACGCATTTAAGTTCCGAAGAAGCGCACGATGCCGCCAACCTGTTCAAACGCGGTTAGCAAATGGTTAGCATCGTGACCGCAAACCGTTGAAAATACCGGCTTTTTGTATCCCCTGCTAAGGGAGTAGGCGGCTTAAAAACCGCGCATGGGTTCAAATCCCATCTTCTGCGCCAAAGTTCCCCAAATCGTCAAAAAATGGCGTTTTGGGGAACTTTTCTTTGTTTTTTGTTCCCACGCGGCAAACTTGAGTTTTTCTAAAAAACTTGAAAAAAATTGATAAAGTTTGTTGCGCGGTTAGCATATTGGTTAGCAATAAAAAGGGCGCTGGACTATCCAGCGCCCCCCCTCCGTTTTTTAGCCGTATAGATTTTGCAACGCTTTGACTTCTCCGGCCTTTTTTATCTGCTTTTCATGCAGATAGTTGTAAATGGCAAGCATACCTTCAGGCGGTTCGCCTTCAGTTCTGCGGTATTCGTCAATAATGGTTACAACAGCGGTATGGAGCATGGCCATATGTTCCATTTCCTGAAGTGAAATCGTGTGAAACGTTCGCGCAAGATCCGGTTTTTCGCTCCTATATTTCAAGGCGCATTTAGCGTACTTACCGGCATCTTCTATTTCATCGTCAATCATTTCAGAAAGCTTTTCAATAATCTTCATACATTAAACTGCGGAAGGATTTGCAACCCATTTGCCCATGACAGACAGAAGGTAAGCACTCTGCGCGCTGTTGCTTGCATCCGTCTGTGCTTTGGCCAGTTCGCGGATTGCGGCATCATACTTGTCTTGCAGAAGCTGTGTTTTGATAGAGCAGCAGCACTGATCCATCTGGTAACCAAGCTGACTAAGTGCCTGCTGGATCGCGTTAAAGCCCTGCACAACGTTAATCTGATTGGTATAATTCTGCTGCATCAAAGCATTGGTCTGGCCGGTAATAAGCTGCGCCGTTTCGTAATTGTTATTTGCGGAAGAAAGCGCAATAGCCTGAAGCTGGTTCTGAACACCGGCGTTGTTGATTGCCGTCTGAACATATTCCTGTGAAGCAGGGGCAGGGCCACGGCTGCCGCCGCCCCAAATGCCGCCGCCAAACAGAATGGCAATAATCAGGAATGCACCAAGCCAATCAGATCCAAAGAAACTGGAACCACCGTTGGAATTCATTTCTATCCCCCTTATATATTTTGCACTTTGGCCAAGAGTGTTTTACCGTTTAATGACAGGTTCAATTACACCGTCTATCTTTTTTGAAAGTTCGTTAGCGTCAATGCCTTTCTGCTGACATAAAGCCTGCGCCGAACCTTGTAAATCATTCAAATTGATCTGCCGCAGCTCTGGCCGCTGATTTGCAAGCCTGGACATAAAGTCTTGTGCGGATTCGCCGCGCATAGCTGCGCCAACCGCTTGAAGCAAAATGGACGCAGCGTCATTCCCACCGGAAAGAAAACTAAACAGCGGATTTGGCATCTGTTACCCCTTTCTTCATCAGCTTGTCAAGCTTTGTGACAAGTGCGTTAAAGTCCTCGCGTGTCACATACTTTTCTTCCATTGTCGGTTCGTATTCGACAGTAAACGGACAAATCTGAATCCTGGCCGGATTGCCGTTTGCGTCTTTCTGAAGCACATAGAAAATTGATTTCTGATTGTCCCAAACAATGTGTTTTGTGCTTGGCAACATTTTCCCAAGAAAAGAACGCGCACCTTCAAGCCCATCCACACAATCAAACGCATTCGCCGCCTGCTGTGTCTGCGTTTCGGTATAACCGCCAAGCAGCTTGTTTAACTGTCCAATCTGGTCTTGCAAGGTCTGTGTGTAAGTGTTCATAACGCACCTTCTTTCTGACAAAAGTGTATAAAAAAAGTCCCCTGTTCACAATCAAGCGAACAGGGGAAAAACAGCTTATATTTGGCTTAAAAGAAGCGTTTTGTAACATCTGCACACATGTTTTACATGCTGTGGCGAATAGTTTACTTCTTCTGCTATCTGTTCATAGGTAAGCCCATCACAGAACCGCAGGCGCAGAAGTTCACGGTATTTTGAATCATGCACATATTCATTGATAGCATGGCACATTTCGCTATTGGAATAAATCATAAGAACCTCCCAAAAGGCAAAATGCCGCCACCCTTCCTATAATGGATAGAGTGGCGGCTCATTTTGGCGGCTCTATTTATTTTTTTTACTTCAGCTTTTCATTCAGAATGTTCCAGGCGGCACAGATCGCAGCCGAAAGCGCCGCAGAAACAACCGGCGCAAGAATCTTCCATGCTTCGTCAACCGAAGAAGGAAAACCGCCGTTCAGAATAATGCAAACTTCAGGAATCAGAACTCCAAGAAAAGATTGAATAAACGTTTTGATTGTTCTAACTAACCAATCAGGCATTTTTTATACCACCTTTTTATGGCTCAATATAAACTGGCAACGACATTTTGTAAACAGCCACTTTGAAGCGACCAGATATCGTTCCACTATTGGCGGAACTATATCTTGATACAACCCTCATTAACCCGCGCGTGGCGGTTGCACTCGACATATCAATATACACCCCATATGTATTGCCTGCTGCTCCCGCTACAACTAAAGCGCTTCCGTTATGTCGAATTCTGGTGTTGAAATTTGTAATTGTTGGGTTAACTCCGGTTGGAGCAACCGCCAAAATAAATCCCTCATTTCCATAGAAATAGCCAGATTTAACGCCGTTTAAGTCATAAATGGCATAATAATATGCTTCGCCTTTTACGATCGTGTGTGCGCTCATAACGGTGGCAAGATCTTCTGCGCTTGTTGATGTTGTTTCCACATCAAGTGTGTTTTCATAAATCAACTCAAAGCCAGAAGAACCGCCGCCGCCGCCACCAGCGGCTTTACCGGCTCCGAAGCCTAAAATAAAGTCTCTAATATCCATAGCATTACCCCTGCATGGTAAACTGTTCCACCCAGGCGCCAGCATCTTCATTAAAAAGATACACTTTTCCGGTGTCGATTTCGCAAAGGAAAGCGCCGTTCGCAATCAAATTATTCGGTTTGGCATCTGTTGAAAGACAATAGATTTCGCAATAGTGTTTGCCACCAACAATAGCCTTGTCATAGTATCTAAGCATTTTTCACCCTCCAATATTTAATTAAATTCCAAAAAGCATTTTTACAAGAACACCGATTAGCGCAGCACCAATTACGCCAACGCCCCACAATATAGCGGATAGTTTCGTATTGATAACCGCAAATTCGGTGTCTTTCTGCGCCATTCTGTCCTCAAGTGTTTTAACCCTATCCGACAGGGCTTCAAAGTCTTTGTCATTGCTCATTTGCTTACCTCTTCAGCAGCTTTGCCCATGTCTTTGTACCGACAACGCCAGGAACGCCCAAACCGGAATCTTTTTTGAAAGCGTTCACCGCTTGTTCGCATACATCGTCAAAGGTTCCGCTGATATAGTTAAGGGAATAGCCCCTTGCCTTCAAGACAGCCTGCAACACCGCAACATCATGGCCGGTCATGCCTTTTGTTAATTTTCTCGGTGGCCAGAAAGATTCCAGCATCTTTTCAATCTGCGGCAAATAAATCGTTCTGTCTGTTTTAACCGCCGGATTTTCAAACTCGCGCATAAACCTGTCTGCGGCTTTATATACGTTGTCGGTTTCTTTCAAGAACTGGTAAAGGCTCGGAAAATCGTTTTTCAGTTCAATTATCAAGAAATCGGCTTGCATATCTTCATCTGCGACAGATACGCCACGGCTTTTGGCCAGAGCAAGCAACGCTTTTTTTCTCGTCGGTGGATAAGTCCATTGTGCCAAGCCGTAACCGTAATAGTTTTTATTATCGGTTTCAAAGTCATAGCCGCCATTGTCAACCATAGCGGTATATACATCATCAGGAATGCCGGATCTGTTTTCAACGTTGTTTGAAATCAAAAGGGATTCTGCGTATAGATTGCACAGAACCCCCTTTATTCCCTGTTCAGTTAGTCCGGCTTCGGCAAGCTTATTCCGTATCCGTGTTGCTGTGTTCATTGGCTTCACCATGCATGAAAGATTTTCCTTGAATCAATCTGCCGTCTATAGTGCAAAGCATCACCGTATGGATGTAAACGCTTGATTTTGCCGCAAATGAAAGCTTGTAATAGTATTCCGACCAGGCTTCATTTTCATTCTCTTTGACAACCGGTGGAAGATTGGCAACCGTGTTGTTTATGTCCGTTTGAATCTCGAAAATAATAAATGGAATCAATCAAATTCCCCCTTAATCCTTAACGTACAAAACGCGCACATCAAATGACGGTGTAACAGCAGAAGATCCAATGTTTCTTCCAGATAGACGAATATTGTTTGAACTGTCAAGGTAACAGTTGGCAATCGTTAGATATGTCATTCCTGTTGAACCCCAACCGCAAACACAGATAGGTGTATAACCTGGAACAGAAGTCGCGGCCTGTTGCAAGTTATATGTATTCCCTGCCGAAGTGCTTGAACCGCTTACCGTTGTTTCCTGAACGGTAAACTGACTTGTTAATTTGTTACGGCAAAATTCCAGCCCAGACGAAAGTTGGCCGATAATTCTTGCCGTTTCGTCTTTGTTGCTGTCAAGTCCTGAAATAGTATCGGCCACGTTATCTTCGCCCCCTAATTCGATGCTTTCATAGCGGTTTAATAGAACGTTGTAAACGGTCTTGGTTACTTTCTTTTTAACGTTTACGCCAAGGTGCTTATAGACAACCGTCACAGTATCGCAAAGGTCAACATGGTTCTTGAAAGAATCGGCGTATTCCGCAGTATGCCACAAGGGAACAAAGTCAACAGACAAAGCTTCTGTGACTTGTGTAAGCGTTGTAGCTGCAAGATACGCCGTTGCGTATGTTGTAACCTGTGCTTGCGTGGGAACGGTGTCAAACTCTCCAGAAAGGTCTAAAACAACCGTTCTTCCGTAGGAATAGTTTGCTTCGTTCCCATTCGTAATGACGGCAGGGCTTGAATAAACAACCGTTTCGTTTCCGTCTGCATCTTGTCCGGCCCAATACGCCGCAACGCCGGTTATCA